TCTATTCCACCAAGCGGCGTTGTTTGATAATTTGGAGCTTTAATGTTTTGAATATAAGTATTTGTTTGTAACTCTCCATTAAAATAAGTTGGAGGAGCACCAAACACGTTCGTAATCGTAAACAAGTATGCAATTATTAATTTTTTCATTATACAACCTCTAAAACTTCTACGACTTGTGCAGCCGTATCCGATATTAAATAATAGTCAGAAGCATCTAATTCAAACTCTAGTCTATCGGGACCAATGATCTCTAATCCATTAGCAGTCGTAACAGAAGATGATCCTAAGTAAATAGAGCCCGTATTATTCTTACTAGACTTAATTATTAACTTTTTTCTTGCAGCACTTGGCGCTGAACCTGAAACTGTTGCCCTAACAGCACTCGTCCCAACTGTTACCTGTGCATTTGTGATTGTTCCTGAGTTATTTGTAGGAGTAACTGGCAATGCACCTTGATCCGAGGCTACTGTTACTGTTAATGACTGAGCCATTGTTCCCTGACCAAGAGCCGCAGGAAGCTTTGCGCTCATTGCTGACAATGTCGTTTCTGTAGAGAAATCCTCAGCAGCGATACTAGCTAGAGAAGCAATCATCGTATCTTGCTTCGTCTCAGTGGCAAGATCAGCCGCCACTAATTCAGCATTGGTAAGAGGTCCTGTAACCGCTATAGACGCGTTTTGAATATTTACTGGCTGAGTATCAGTAAGATCAGCTTTTAACTGTAATTCGGTCAATAGAGAACCAATAGCTGTGATAGCTGCATCTTGTTTTACCTCTGTAGACGCACCAGTAGCCAAAGGTATAGTTGCTAAAGACACCGGCTGTGTCTCAGTCAGATCAGCTTTTAGTTGAAGCTCAGTCAATAGAGATCCTAGTGCTGTAATTTGTGTGTCCTGCTTTGCTTCGATGTCTACTAACTGTGCTAATGTATCTGTATCTTTTACTTTTAATTCATTATTTACAGTAACAGATGTAAGCCTGGTCCCATCGCCAATCTTAATAGAAGATGGCGAGACTCCGTCGTGTTCAATATTCACACTCAGACTAGAGCCAGAGAGATCTACGTTTACATTTGATGTTCCTGTTACATCAGTAATAGCTACTGGTATTGGTGTGTGTGCGTATGGGTTAGTTGTATCAAGAGTTACTGGATACCAAGATCCGTCATCTTTTTTAATATACATTCCACCTGGCATTGGCTTATTGTTTGCCATTGTGACTGTATCTTCTTCAACTTCAACATCGATTCCGTTTTGAACAAACTGAGCTGGTCCAGGAGTGGCATTTACGTTTAGATTTCCATCCTTATCGTAAAGCGGAGTAACGTGTCTCATAACAAAGACTTCATCACCGATTGCCGCGTTTATCTCTGTAGCTATAATTAATGTATCGGCATCTTCTATCTTAACAATGGCAACTTCTTCACCAACAGCTGTACCATTATTAATCTTTAAGATATCGCCTTTTCTTGCTCCGTGAGCAGTAATTTTTATAAGTCTTTTAACTGATCCTACTTCAATTAACTTAGGTGGAACGTGAGTCCTATAAAGACCATGAATAACTGTATCTAAACCAACTCTATTACCAGCAATCTCTTGTGCAGTAACGTGTTGTAATGTATCTCCTGATTCTTTGAATCCTGGAATTTCTTCTTTGATGTAGAGCTTAGATTTAGCTCCTACTAATGTTTCTGCCATAATGTTTCCCTCCGCTTATAGCATCTTAGTGGATGGTAATATGTTATGACAAGTATCTATAAAGTGCAAATAAAAAGGGGAGCCGAAGCTCCCCAACTTATTAAACTGCTAAGTTCTTTAAGTGTCCATGATACGTTGGGCCATAGCTTAACTCACCGTAGCAAGCGTAACGAGCTTCGTACATATCTTGGTCAGCAAGACGTAAGAAAACTGTTCCATCTTCTTCAGCCCACTGAGCGCCACCTGGTCTTAATCTGTACTCGATGTAGTTCTTGTTAAGGAACCAGATCTCATCAGCTTTGATCATACGGTCAGGAATAACTGGAACTGGACCAGTAGTTGTCATATACTCTACAGCTTCAAAGCCGTAGTTAGCGTAAGCTTTATTAGCTGGCTTAACGATAGTATATCTTTTTTGATCTTCAGAAAGATCTAGCATCTTAGTGAATTGCTCGTAAGAAGGAGCGATCATAGTGATTGCTTTTCCACAACGCTTTTCAATTCCGATAGCCATTTTGTTAAGGTCAGCTTTAGTTAAAGCAGCACCACCGTTATCAACAACATACATTCTCCATCTTCTTTGAAGAGGGATTCCGAAAAGTGTTAATCCAGTTGTACCAGCGTCAAAAGCTTCAGATAAACGTGAACCCAAACGAAGACCAGTAAAGTCTGTTAGGTATGATTTTTGCATACAGATTGCATCTGTAGCACCAAGTGGTGCAGGAGCAGCTACGCGAGCAGCTAAAATTGCTGATGTACCAACAAGTTTAATTACTCTTGAAGCAGGTAAAACTTCAACGATTTCTAGTAAGTTAGTTTCGCTTGTTCCACCTTCAGCTGTACCACCAAGACCTGTAGTAGCGTTAACACCTGTAACAACTTGTACATAGTCTTTTTCTTCGAAGTTAGCTTCGTGCCACTTATCAGCTGCAAAAGTAACAACGTATGGAGTAGCTACTGTACCGTTACCAGTTACGTTAGCTGCGCCAGCTTTTCCGTATCCTAAGATACCTGTTCCGTCACCAAAGAACATTCTTGACATATTTCTATCGAATGAATCTAAAGCGTCTTTTACTGGCTTATCCATAAATTTAAAGAATGCACCTTCTGATGTAGAAGAAGCTTTCATTGCTTCTCTATCTACGATTACGCGAGCGTAGATTTTCTTAGAAGTAAGGATAGAGTTAGCATATGTACCAGCGTTAGCCTTTGGTAATACACCAGATCCTACTGATCCTGAGTATCCAAGTGGATTATCGTCAACAATTTGCTTACCAACGAAATCTTCTGTTTTCTTGATTTGCATATTGATAGGGTTTGCTGCATTGAAAACTTTATCTGCAAGTTTCCCGTATTTGATCTTAAAGCGATCAGACTGTTCTGCTAATGACCATGAACTCATAAAATTTATCTCCGTCTAAATTGGTTAAAAAAGTCATCATCTTCGTATGACTCTTGTTTTTTTGATGGCGGCTTAGGAGGCAATCTGTCCTTAACCTGTTCCATCGTTTGTTTTTTGAGGATCTCTCCGTAGCCTAAAAAGTCCAAGATTTTTTCGTCACTGACTTCAGGGTTCTGTGCGATAATCTTCGTTAACTTAACAGCATCTACTTTGTTTTCTACCATTTGAGAAAGACGCTCGGCTCTTTCGTATGTAGGCTTAAGTTGATTCCATTCGACAATTTGCTCAACTGTGAGTTTGTCGAGGTTGAACTTTTCCTTTAACTCGTTAGCCAATTCTGAGTATTTTTCCTCTGAGATCCCAGCCTGAACTTTAATTGAGTTTTCTTTTTCGAGTTTAGCGCGGTATTCCGCAGCCTCTCTTTTTTGCTCCTCAATCTTCTGGGCACTCTTAGAAAGCCACTCATTATCCTTTCTTAAAAGGTATGCCTCACGACCAGTTTCATCTAAATCCAAAAACTTTGACACTTCTGGAAGATAGTGAAAAAACATAGCCTTATCATATTCTTTAGCATCAAGACCCATTTTGTCAAGCAAATTGTACACACCGTTAAGTGGATTTTCCTTGACAAAGCCTTCTTTTGTAAATGACTGAATAACTGATTCAAAAGAATCACGCATACTCTTCATTTCTGATTTAACAAAATTTAAATCCTCGTCGAACATTTTCTTTTGAGCTTCAAACTCTTTTTTTGTTTTGTCAAATTCAGTAAATCTTTTTTGGATAGCCTTTTGTCCAGAGTAATTATTGATTAGATCTTGCTCGTCAACTTCTTCCTCTATCTCTTCGCCATCAACTTTATATTTGATTTTCTTTTTAGAAGATTCAGGTTTTTTCTCTTCCTCTTTCTTCTCTTCCTTTTTCTCTTCTTTCTTTTCTTTTTTCTCTTCTTTTTCCTCTTCCTTCTTCTCAGACTTAACTCCACCTACCGGATCAGCCTTCTTGTCTTCAGTTTTTGGATCTTCAGGATCTTTCTCAGTCTCATAGTCCATATCCATTAGATTTTGAACTCTGTCTTTTCCTGTAGACCTCTGGTCAACTGAAGATGATTCTTCAGAGCCAGTGTCTTCGTTCATCATGTCCGCGATTCTATCCATTTACTATACTCCTTGTTCCCCTGTTACCTTTTGTTGGTCTTGCAGGGCTTGGTTATTTGTATTTTTTACTGCGTCTGTATTTGCCGGTCCTGGCGCACCCATTGGCGCACCCATCATTGGCGGGTTTAATGGAACTTCATAAAACATTGGAAAATCCGGCATCATCATTACTCTCATTTTAAATGATTCGTTTAATTGTGCCTTTTTCCACATTAGAAATTCCATACCCATAATATACTGTTGCAATGCATTCATAATCATTGGATCTTCGCCCTTATACTCACGCTGTCTTAATGCAGCTGTAAATATAGGGTATTCAGCCAAGAAGTCGTCAAATTGACGAGGTTGAGGTTGTGCTGTGCCTTCAATGATTTGTTGCAATTTAAATTGTGCCGCTTTTTGACCTGATAGAGCTTGAGACTTATATCTCTTATCATTACCAAGATCTAGTAAATCGGCAATATCTGCTGGCTTGAACATTGGATCAGCTTGTGTAGCTGTGTTTAAGTCTAAGATAGCGGCAATTTTTGCCGTTTTTGTGTCTGGTAGTGCTGATGAGTTCTGAATACGGATATCAAACTCTCCGTAAACCTCCATAGATTCAAATGGCTTGATCATATATACGTTATCTTCGCCAAGCATTTTAATAATACGACCGTCTGTTGGCTTATAATACTGTTGCATAACAGATAAAACCATTTTATTAACGTCGATAATTCTTTTTTGTCTCTTGGCCATACCGCGAGACTCACGTTGCATTTCCTGTTCATCTAAGAACTGTAATGCTACCGCAGCCTTAACTCCTGCCGGTGGCTCACCTCTTGAGATACCATATACGGACGCACCCTTTTGAATAGCGCCTTCGATCCAATCCATAGCCTGAATAGAGTTAGGATTAACACCATTAAACGCCACCAATTGCGGTGCCATTGGTCCATTATACTCTAGTGCTGAATAGCTGTTATTAAGCTTATTCTGGTCAATAGCGCCTTTAGGGTATACCCACTTAGGCGAGTTACTGATAGCAAATCCTCTAGCGTACGACGTAGTGACCATATCGTGTAAGCGCTGCAATCTTTCAATGTTTGCAATAAACGGTCTACCAACCATTTCCCCTGGAACTGTAATATCAGTATCAAAGATAAACGGTAATTTACCATGAGAATATGGGAAATCAGTTTTTTCTAAGATTGTTCCATTTACATATTTAACATAAGCACCTTTTGGTAAATGCCTTGTTGGTCTATGGTAGTATTCAACAACCATTGCGTATTGACCTAAAAACTGCTTCTCGTCTTCAGATAATATCCAGCTGTATTCTGACCCACTCTCGGTAATCATGTCTTGCTTATCTTGATAGTCGTGCTTTAATTCTTCTATATGAACAAAGTCGATAACTGAAATATCATCAACATTTGACCAGTCTTTTTTGCCTAATTGTGGAAACACCTTCTCAGGTCCCAATACCTTTAATTCAACTTCCCCAACATTTAAAACTTCAACTGGCGTACCATCGTCATAAGTTAATCCTGTACTAAGCGCAGCTTTATCAGGCTGACCAGCATACTTATTCCACTTAACGTATGTAAAGGACTCGCCTCTCATAAAGTTAGTCTTATCACCATCAGCAAATATAGTTTCAAAGTCTAATTCTTGTGCCTTTGCCGTTAATAGATACTTACTCGCCTCTGCGCGAATTTCATCCTTTGTATCTACACTGTTAGGGATAACGGCGATTGCCGGTTTAAATCTCGATCTCTGAGCAACCTTAGCCTCTACCATTTCATTGATAAAGTTTACCATTACCTTTGGAACTTTAAAGTTACTATCAATCTCTTGATCTCTTCTTTTATATTCTGTCGTACTAACGCCTTTAAATAAAGCCTCTAGTCTTCTTAATACTTCAATTCTAGTTTGCTTAGATCTAATCTTTGACCCAATATCTTTATTCAGCCAATTTAGGCACTCGTCTTCATTTGTATGGTCAATAAACGGATATGGCTTATCATTTCCGCTAACTAATCCTAAATCATCCTGAAATAAATCTTCAATTATTTGTCTCATCTATCTCTCCTTAGACAATGCCATATTCCTCTAACTCCTGATCTCTATTAATTTCCTTTGTAGGCTCTTTTGGATCAAGTGGTACAAACTGAACCTTATGAGTAGACTTCATAAAGCTCCTTAACTCAATAAACGCTATTATACCCATAATTAATGAAATAAATCCAATAATTAAACTAACTGTCGAAAAGACCAACGTCAATGTCTCCATAAAACTCTCCTTTTTTATCTTCTATGAAGTCCTGGTATGGTGTACCACTTCTTTTTTTAGTTAAATCTACCGGACGCGCATCATCTGTCGTATAGTAATTTGCTAAATTTAGTGCATAGCGAAAACTATCCATCAAATGGTCATTCTCTTTTACAATTTTACCATTATCATCAGTCTTATAATTTTCCATTTCCCAATACGTCTTAATACAACGATCAGTCATAATTAATAATTCTTTAATTAAAATGTCTTTTATCAATGATAACTTAGTTTCTTTATTATTGATATCTTTTGTGCATGGGAATAGTGGTATTTTATATTCAGCCCAATCATTTTGAACCTCATTCGCAAACCACGATGCCGCATTATCATAAACTGATAACCAATCCCCAAGATTAGGGTTAATCTCTTCTATCTTTTTAATAACCTGTGGCATGATTTTACCAACAGAGTTCTCTCCAAACTTATTGGCGTATATCTCATCAATTAAGATTATATTTTTCTCGTATCTATGAATTGCCCCAAAAAGAACCGCAAAACACTTAGCCGATCCAGGGTCAAAACTGACAAAAAAGTCATAGTCTCTTCTATTGTCTTTTAAGAACTGAATAATTGTATCATATTTATGAACAACTGACTTCTTAAGCATGGGAAAGATAAACTTAGTACCAAGCTTAATTCTCATCGCTAAATATTCTATCTGATAAACCTCATACTCGCCACGAGCTTTATATTCTTCTTCTTTTCTCTTTAAAAAGTCGTGACTGATATGTGGGTTCATGTGGCTAGGAAAGTTATAATAATCACCTGTGGGAAGTATCTTTGCCGTTTCAGCTAATCTAGTTAACGGATCCGATCCATCCCCAGGTGTACCTACCACTAACAAAGGAGAGTCAGTGATAGCTAAGTTCGGTTCAAATGCATCATGAAACTTCGGATTATGATCCTTGGCCTCGTCATAAACTGTTAATCCCGTAGCCGAGTATCCTCTGGCCTTCTCGTAATTATCACTACCATCACACTTAATAAACGATCCATTCTTAAAATTGATACGCTTATCCGTATGGTTAATCGACTCTATATATTTCTTCTGTAAAGCATCCGGTAAATAATACGGCAAACGACCATTTGCCCATACAAGGTCCATAATCTGATTCGCTTGCGGCGCAAAGTAATAACTGAACGTGCCTGGATTACATAGTGCATACCTATAAAGCGAATAAATCAATATCTCGGTCTTGCCCCACTTACGCCCACACTCTACCACAGTTAACTTCTTACCTTCGTAAAAAAGCGCTTTCCCAGGCTCTACCTGACCACTGTGTGGCATAGTAACTGTATGTAAGTCACTAAGTA